GGAAGGTTTTCTTCATCCAAGACTCCATTTAAGGGTATCTCTTCTTCAATGGTAAGTAGTAATGCTCTTACACAATCGTGTTTAAGTTCCATAACATAAAACTCCTTTTTGATAGAATGACAAGCTTCGACAACTTCCATTCTATCAGAAAGAGAAAAATAGGAAAGGAAGCTATACATGAATCAATTACAAGTGTTTAACTTCACCGGAAAAGATGTTCGCATGATTATGAAATGCGGGCAACCATGGTTTGTATTAAAGGATGTTTGCTCCGTTCTTGAATTAAGTAACCCACGTATGGTTAAAGAACGATTATCACATGACGTAAGTTCAACTTACTCCATCCCTGATTCTCTCGGACGCTTACAGCCCACCACAATTATTAACGAAGATGGTTTATACGATGTAATTTTAGAAAGCCGCAAACCCGAAGCCCGTGAATTCCGGAAATGGGTGACTCGCGATGTACTTCCTTCCATAAGAAAGACTGGAATGTATGCCGCCGACGAACTACTGGACAATCCTGACTTGCTCATACAAGCGGCGACAAAGCTAAAAGAAGAACGTGAAGCTAGGCGGCAGCTTGAAGCTCAGGTCAAGTCAGACAAGCCAAAGGTATTGTTTGCAGATGCCGTGTCAGCCAGTCAAACATCCATATTGGTTGGAGATTTGGCAAAAATATTGAAACAAAACGGTGTTAAAACGGGAGGAAAGAGGCTCTTTGAATGGATGCGCGCTAACGGATACCTGATCAAGCGCCAGGGAACGGACTACAACATGCCAACGCAACGGGCAATGGAAATGGGACTGTTTGAGATCAAAGAAACCTCGGTGACGCATAGTGATGGACACGTCACCATTAACAAAACGTCCAAGGTTACAGGCAAAGGGCAAGTTTATTTTGTAAACAAGTTTAAGGAAGGAGAGACAGCATGAGCGACTACTATAAACCAAAGATGCCGAAGGAAGTCAAAACAAAAGTCTGGTGCTCGGGATACTCCATTGAACAACCGACTGAATTTGAAGGAAAGATGGTTCTGGAACTAACTTTCGTAAGCAATGACAATGGCGCGCATAAGTACCATGAGTTCTTAGAAAAACTAAACGGTTTCTTGTATGAAAACAATAAGACAAAGGTGAAAACACAGATGGATAAAAAGGAATTGCAGCAAATATTTGAGGCTAATGAAAATGCTGTAAAAGAGATGGAGCAAGTATTCAAAGAACATGAATCAATAGAAACGGTAGTCGTGGACCCCAATAGCTGGGTGGGAAAAGAATTACTTTCGCAAACAAAAAGGCTGGTTGACCTGCAACGAGACGTTCATTCTCTGTCTACGTCAATCAAAAAATAATCAACTCGGACATTGAAAGGAGAAGCGCCAAATGAATCTATCCATCATGCTTGTGAAAAAAACCGGAAAGAAATCCGGCTCTGCGTTTGCCACTCATGTAATGAAAGGGTGGGACGTGAGAAGGAGGGTGGCCAAGTGCCGGGCACAAACAATTCCGGCAACTGCTCAAGCAGTTTATGACCAATATCTCAAAATCTATCAACAATTCATAAACACCGAAGATTCGGCGGAAGCTGAAATGCTGCAAGAAGATTTGAAAGATATGGAACGAAAATACGGAATAGGAGAGTGAAACCATGGATTTCGAATCAATAAGGAAAAAATTAAGGGAATCTGAAAGGTTGCTTGACAAAATTGAAGATAACCAGTCAGCAATAAGCGCTATACAAGCTGGAAAGATGATTGAAGTTAGACTTAACCCTGGTGTTCCTTTCCAAGGTATTGGTCTAAAAAGTAAGGAAATCAATGACAGAATTAAATACGACGTTCTTGAACTCCTAGAAAAGCAGGTAAGGGATCTACACGAACAGTTCGAAAGAATCATAACTGTTATAGGGGAGGAAACACAAAATGGAAATAAAGTTTAAAACGTTGACCCTGCACAATTTCAAATCGCACCGTGATCTTACCGTTGAGTTTGGCGACCTAACAAAGATCACGGGCGATAACACCAAAGGGAAAAGCTCCATTTTAGAAGCAATCCCTTGGTTATTGTATAGCGTGGATGTGCTAGGAAGCAAGTCAGACCCAACGCCAATTAATTATGAATACGATCATACATTAGTAAAGTTGCATTTTGTTGTGGATGGGAAGGATGTTCTTCTTGGTCGCGGCATAGAGAAGGGAAAGGCCACTTACTACATCAACGATGTTCCCAGCAAAGCAAAAGAGTATGAGGAGCTTGTGAAATCCCTTTTCGATAAAGATTTGTTCCTATCACTGTTTAATCCTTCCTATTACTTCACTTTGAAATGGAACGAACAGAGGGAACTACTGCTCAGATATGTGTCAGCACCTGCAAACAAAGAAGTGTTTGCACAGCTTCCGAAGCAGCAGGCCGAGAAGTTAGAAGCGTTGATGAAAAAACACTCTTTAGCTGACCTTGAGAAGATACACAGGGACAACAAGAACAAAAAAGATAAAGCCTACATTGCCGCCCAAAGTAAGACTAAAACACTGCAAGAACAGTCATATGAACAGTTTAATAGGCTAGATCATTCTATTGATATACAGGCTGCCGAAGAAGAGATGGCCAAACTTACCGAACAAATAGAGAAAATTGAGAAAGTCACGAAGTCAGCTGACGAAAATAACCGACTGTTCAACGAGATTAAAAGTAATATAGGCTCTCTAATCAAACGGCGAGATGAGATGAAGAAGAAGGGCAAAAAGCTAAATGATGAAAAGATTGAGGATATTTGCCGGGTATGTAAACAACCTCTCCAAGATGAGGCACGCCAAGCGGCGGAGGCAGAAAGACAACAGCGAGTGGATCAATTCAAACAAGAATATGAAACCTTAGTTGATGAACGGAAAAAGCTTGAGCAGGATCTTAGGAAACATAAATACATTGATGTCTCAGAACAGTTGGCGAGAGTCAGAGAGCTTGAGCAGGAACGCAGCAAATGGTTGGAACATTTTCGGGAAAATCAGAAATATGCCCAACTGGAGGAGCAGCTTTCAGAAGCAAAAGAAGATGAGGCAGCAACACTCGCAAGCCTCAATGAATCCATCTTTATTATAGACTCAATCAAAGCTTTCTCGGCCAAAGAAGCTGAAATGATGGCGGAAAAGGTACAAGCATTATTTACCACTTTGTCACTCAGGCTGTTCAAAGTGAACAAGGGTGACGGTGAGATCAAACCGGACTTTGAAATAGAAATGGACGGAAAGCCATATCGGAAACTCTCTCTATCAGAGAGCATTCGGGCAGGATTGGAACTAAGAGACGTTTTAAGCCAACAGTCCGGAATCATAGCTCCGTGCATGGTGGATAATGCCGAATCTATCACACGCTTCAAACAGCCAAATGGGCAGTTAATTACAAGCCGGGTTGTTCCAGGGCAAGAATTGATCATAGAAAACTAATAACCGGAAGGTGGATTTTGAGAATGGCAAATAACCAGATTACTTTAACCCCAGAAATAAATGAAGCTTTTAAACCGGAAGTTTTACAGGTAATTCGTACATCCATATGTCCTACAGCAAGTGACGCAGAATTTATGTTGTTTGCCCATAAGGCTGCGACATACCGCCTAGATCCATTCAAAAATGAAATCTTCTTCATTAAATATGGAAATACCGCTCGGATTCAATTTGCTGCGGAAGCATACCTGGCAAAAGCACGGGAAAAAGAGGGATTTCAGCCACCAGATACGCAGATGGTTTGTGAAAACGATGAATTCAAAGTCAGAAAAAATCCCGAGACAAAGGAACTGGAAGTGGTTGAACATGAGATAGGGTTTCCTCGCGGGAAAATCATCGGCGCATATTCTGTTGCTTACAGGGATGGGTATCGCCCGGTAACCGTAATAATGGATCGTTCCGAAGTAGAGCACATGTTTACGGGGCAGAACAAGGATAACTGGAATAAGTGGACGGCGGATATGTTTGGAAAGCATGTGGAGCAACGGGCTTTAAAAAAACAATATGGTTTGGAATTCGGGGACGACGAACCATACCGAACACCGTCTGAGGAGATTCCTGCCTATGAGCCTACTAGAAAAGACATTACGCAAGAAGTAGATGTCACGGGTACTTCACCTGAGCCGAAGAAAGAACAGCCCAAACAACAGCAAGAACCTGCTGAGACAGAGGATGAAAAGATAATACAACTAAAGGCAGAAATGAAAGAGAAGTTTAAGAAACTCGGGATTACCGAGAAAGAGGAAGTGAAGGCGTACCTTTCTGAACATTGCAAGATGAAGGATGACACGCCAACTGTCCAAGAGATGACTGGACTTCTGAAAGTCATGGACCTTCATATACAAGAGAAGCAGTCTGCGGATGATGACGCACTGCCGATCTAAGGAGAACACAATATGAACGTGAAAATCTTAGCCTCTGGGTCGTCTGGTAACTGCATTCATGTTCAATCCGGTGGGACTGGCATCTTAATAGATGCTGGTCTACCAAAAACAAAAATAGAAAAGAGATTATTAGAAAACGACATTGATCCTACTGCAATCAAAGCTATCTTCATAACTCATGCTCATTCGGATCATATTAAAGGTTTGCCGCTTGCAAACAAATACAAGATTCCGGTTTACGCATCAGAAGGGGAATGGAAAGACATTAACTCCGTGGATGATGATCTTTGCAGGTTCATCATGAGGCATTCTGGGGCTTATACAGCGATTGAAATTGGGGAGGTTAAGCTTTCCCCTTTCCGCACCCATCATGATGCCTATGAGCCGCTAGGATACGCCATAGAGGATTGTTTAGGAGAACGCTGCTGTGTGGTTTTGGATACCGGGAAAGTGGACAACGACATGCTTCGATACATGCAAGAGAGTTCACACATTATTATCGAAGCTAATCACGATCCCGACATGCTAGAGATGTCATCCTATCCAAATAGCGTCAAAGGACGCATTTTATCGCACATTGGCCACCTCAGCAATGATCAGACAGCGGAAGCATTGAAACAGCTAGTGAAGGGGAGAGGGGAGCATATCTACCTCACCCATCTATCGAACAAGAACAACCTGCCAGCACTGGCAAAGGCAACGGTAAAACGAGCTCTCGCTAAAAGAGGGCTAAATGAAGGACAACACTACTATTTGGAGGTAATCGCATGAACTATTGCGCAGAATTTCCGGAAGAAAAAACTTACTCAGAGAAAGAATACCACGAGTCGCTAAATAGGCTCACCCATGCAGCTACTGAAATTAAAAATCTGAATAGAGAAATAAATGAACTAAGAAATGAGCTAGAGCAAACCAAAAAAGAGTTGGAAACAGAGAAACGCTATGGCGTTCTGCGAATGACCATTCAGGAAGAAGTGGATGCTTGGTGTGTTGAACCATCAACTGGAAGTGATCCGAAGGATGCCGAGATACTGACAAAACGCATCTTACATGCGGTTGTTCCCTTTTGTAAACAGGCTTAAAGAAGGTGAGGTGAATGCAGGGGTACATTAAGGATTACCGACAAGAACTGAAATCTGACATATGGTTAATGCCGCCCCTGTATCACCGGGTGTGGCAGTACCTAAAATACATGGCCAATCACCAGGACAATGAAATTCCACTTACGGATGGAACGCGGCTTTCTATCCAAAGAGGTCAGCACATGACATCCGTTCGGAGTATTGCAACAGGTATTGGTTGGTATGAGGGGCGTTTATGGAAGGAGCCTAACCCAAAATCAGTTTCAGTGGTGTTGGACTGGCTGGTCAAAAACAGAATGATTCATATTGAACGGGGAAAAAGAAACAGGCAGTATACGCTTATCACCATTTTGAATTACGAGATTTACCAAGAGAATGAGGAAAAAGATAATGCGAAGCCCTTAAATGATCCGGCTCCTCAGAAAAGGAGCAAGAAAAAGATATACCCGGAAGACAGTACCTACTACAAAATGGCAATTTATTTCTATGACCGGGTATCTGCTGTTGCTGAAGCTGAGGGGTTGCAACATTTAGTCCTAAAAGCAGATATGCAGAAATGGGCGGATGAATTTAGGAAGCTTTTGGAGATTGACAAGGTAGATAAAAAGCTTGCAAAAGAAGTCATGGACTGGGTTACAGAGGATTCGTTTTGGAAAACAAACATCATGAGTGCGAAAAAGCTCAGAGATAAGTTTAGAGATTTGGCTATTAAGATGCGAGCAGGAAAAGGCAGGCAACAGCCAGTCAAAATGAGCAAAGATAGACAGCTAGAAATAGAGAAAGAAGAAGCGTTCAGGGAGTGGGTGGCAGATGGAAATGACCCAGCAGCATTCACCTTCAAACTACATTGAGGGAAATATCCTTGCAGAGCAGTCTGTTCTCGGTGCCATTCTAATAGATTCAGAGCGCATTGATGATATTCGGTTCTTGGAGCCGCGAGATTTTAGTCAAGAACAACACGAGCTGATTTGGAAAGTGGCTCTTTATCTGGATGGCATCGATAAGCCCGTCAATGTGCTGAGCGTGACGGAAATATTCAACCGGAGGAAAAGGCTCCACGAGATAGGTGGGGTAGAATATCTCTCCCAACTTGTAGCAGCTTGCGCCAGCACGGCAAGAGCAGCCGTTGTAAACTCTGCTCAGATTGTCAGGAAGAATGGGCATAGAAAGAGACTCATGGAGCTATCGGAAGAGATCCGGGAAGTTGCAGAAGGCGACTATGAAACAGACGAAGACATGTTTACTGCTGTGGAAGACCTGGTCACAGATATCCGTCCTCAGGAGTCAGGAGAGATGAAATCCATGTCGGAGACACGGCAGGACTACCGGAAACACCTCAAAAGTAAGGCAGAAAAGCTTTATTCCGGCTTTAAACAGTTTGACGAATGGGCAATGCTCTGGCGGGGTTGGCTGTATATCCTTGCAGGGAGGCCGAGCGTGGGAAAAACAGCAAAAGCATTACAACTTGCATATGGAGTTGCGAAAAACAATCCAGACGGTGGGTGTGTCCTCTTTTTCAGCCAAGAAATGGGTGCGAATGAGTTAAAGGATAGACTTGTTTCGAACATATCCGGAGTCAATTACATCCGCCTGACTCAGAAAAAAGAGGAGCTTACTGACAAGGAATGGGAACGAGTGGAAAAAGCCCTTGATACGCTCGATAAGCTCCCCATCTATATCCAAGACAAAGCATCAGTGACCATTGAAGAAGTTCAAGCAACGGTTCGCCGATTCAAAAAGAGGCATGGAAAAGTGGCGGCTGTGTTCGTGGACTATTTGCAGATTATGAAAATTTCACAGAAGAAAAACCAAAACAGAGCAGAAGCTATAGGAAGCGTTACATCTGCGGCCAAACAGATGGCACGAAAATACAAATTCTGTTTTGTTATGCTCTCCCAAATGACAAGAGAGAGTGAAAAGAGAGAGGAACCAATGCTCTCCGATCTGAAAGAATCCGGCTCGATCGAACAAGATGCTGACGTAGTGGAGTTTCTTTGGCACAACGGGGAGAAGGAAAACAATACAAAAGTTATCCGCTCCTATTTTGCCAAGGGCCGGAACGTAGGCGAAAACAGGTTTAAATATAAGTTTGAATGGTGGGTGCAGAGATACGTGGAGCTTCCTAAAAAGGCGGAATGACCATGGGAAAACGGATTGAAAACGAGGAGCAGTATCAGAACTCCTTAAAGTGGCTTGTTTCCAAGAGCATAGAAATAGAAGATCCATTGCTGGACGAAGAAACAAGAAAAAAGATGCTGAAAACCTACGATTTTGTAAGTCAGCGTGTTAGAGAGTATCGGCGTGGGGAGCTGGCAAAGATGTATCCGGGACTGCACGCTATATATAAACAGCTCGGTTGGAACTATGTTGGTGCGCCAGAGCCGGAACAAAAACAACCAGAAGCACCAAAGAAAAAGAAGAACTTGGATTTCTTCTTCGATGATTAGGGAGGGGACAATGAGAAAACTGAGCCTCTTCAGTGGAATAGGCGGGATAGATCTCGCCGCTAAATGGGCCGGTATTGAAACAGTTGCTTTTTGTGAGAAGGAACCATTCCCGCAAAAAGTCCTGAGAAAACATTGGCCAAACACGCCCATATATGACGATGTATGTACACTCACTCGGGAGGTATTAGAAAGGGATGGAATCATCACAAGAAATCGAACAATTGACCTTATTTCCGCAGGATACCCTTGCCAACCTTTCAGTAATGCCGGGAAGCGAAAAGGCAAGGAAGATTTCTCACCGCTGTTGCAATTTACTGGAATGTATGATCGGAACGACAAGGAAATATTTGAAGATGACATAGTAGAAATTAGAAATCATCCCTTTGACAGATTCATTGGAATAAATGGCATGTACACGGTCGGCTACAGTGACCGGATGGAAATATGCTGTGGTAGCTGGTTACTGCATCACGCATTACCTTATGTCACCGTAGTAGGAAACATGTACGAACACTCTCATTTGTTAGGAGGTACAGAAGATGAATAAGTGTGAATATCCCGGATGCAAAAAGGCAGCACAAGAAACGTTCGCTTTGGTTCCCCTTTGCAAATGGCACTGCAATACTATCACGGAAGAGACCCGGCAGTATTACGGGAACCGTAGCCCAAAATATAAAATCCAGCGCCCGATGTATTGCAAGATAGCAAGACTAATACCATGGAGCCGGGTAAGTCGAAAAGAGGTGACTCTATGAGATTTGTAGGAATTGACCCTTCGACCAAGACAGGATTCGTTGCACTGGACCTAAAAGGAAACGTGCTACGGGCAAAAGAGCTAACAGGCATTGGATCAGTCGACCCAAAACGGATGCGGACCCTTATCCACGAGGTGAAAGAGCATGTACAAGCAGATGACTTTATTTGTATCGAAGGCTTTGGTTTTGCTTCTCAGCAAGCAGTACAAAATGGAGGAATCGGCTGGGGAATCCGAATGATGTTGGATTCGAGGGGGATTAAATACTATGAACCCGCTCCAAATCAAGTCAAAAAATTTGTTGCTGTAACATCTTGGGTCGGAGAAGTAGGTAATAAACGCATGCTGAAAGACAAAGAAAAAAAGGAAGCTATGAAGGATGCTGTTAAAAGGATTTACGGGTATGAACACAGTAGCCACAATGTTATAGATGCATATGTATTAGCACAGATTGCCCGCTTTCTATACATCGTCCAGAACTCCGGGGTCTGGCAGGACATGAATATACCATCTTACCAGGCGGAAGTCCTTCAATCTATTTTGTTTCCACCTGAGAAGAAGAAACGCAAGAAGTTTGCGACATGAAATCCTACCATGGAAGATTAATCGTCTCTACAACGTCGTATTAGCCCGTTTAAGGGGTTCTGTAGATGAAGTAATACAAATATTCATATTAACTCTGTAACGCCTGTATGAGGCGTATAAGAGCTCAAAACCACATTTAGTTAAAGGAGAGATAAAACGATGTCTACTGAAATCAATGTCCTTTTTAAATCCATGCAGCGTGATGACAAAAAAGAAGTGTTAAAGTTCGAGCTAAAAGGTAATGAGGATGATGGAAATGCTCAAAAGCTTGTCGAGATGGCCGGAACCATTGTCATCTTCAACCTTCCCGGGCTAACGGAAGAGATCTCCGCAGAATTCATGAACCTCCAACGTGATAGCAAGAAAACCGTGATGAAGCTGGCTCTCAAAGGCGATAGTGAAGAAAAGGCGATAGAGCTATATAAGCGCGCTGGGCGGAATGTTCCGCTTATGCTTAAACCTTCTCAGATGAGCATAGAAGAATACTATGAAGAGGATGAGGGGTTAGAATATAAGGTGAATTCTGACGGAACCGTCGAGGTGGATCAGGACCAGGTGACAATTGAGGACGTGGAAACGCCGGACAAGCAGCAAACAAAAGACGCTGATGACGAACTGCCATTCTAATCATACTGCCCCGGGTTACCGGGGCTACCTCCATCAAAAGGAGTGAACCCATGAGCAGCAATTGTTTTTTACCGGAACTCGACAGAAAAAAGACACAAGAAGCGCTTGAGGCTGAATTTGAGAAATACCGCATTTTCAAGGCGGTGACCTTTGAAGAAAAAGAAGCATCGACCACATCGTCATATACGGAACGTTTTCACGGTCAGACAAATGTAACCAGTGATTCAACGGCCAATGTGGCTATTTATAACATAGATACTCAGGCAGCCAGAAAAGCTTATATAGAGCGTATAGATAGGGCTGTAGCAAGGCTTCATCCCAAGGAACAGCTACTGATTCGCGAACGTTATCTAAAGCACGATTATGTGTATGATTATGTAATCTATAACCATATTTTTAACCCGCCGATTTCAGAGCGCACCTATTACAAAATACGCTGGAAGGCTTTCTATAAGCTAGCTCTAGCACTTAACCTCGCTGTAGAAAGGTAAAGAATTTGTACAGAAAAAAGAAAGAATTAATACAGAAAATGTATCAGTCATTTTGTTTTTGATAAGTTATATTTATAGCATGGCCACAAAGAAAGAGAGGTTAACCCATCTGGTGCCTCTCTTTTTCTATTTTAATTTTGGAGGTAAAAGGATGAAACAACAAATTGAAAATAACTTTAAATACCACGCACCAAAAGAGGGACAACCCGAAAAATATACGGCAATCCGAGAAAAAGCAAAAGAACTGGCTTGCCTGATTGATGACCTTTGTCCGAACAGCCGGGAAAAATCATTGGGCCTAACAAATTTAGAACAAGTTGTGATGTGGGCGAATGCTGCAATAGCGCGAAATTAAAGTATATGATCTGTCAAAAGCTTCCCCATTAGGAGAAGTCTTTGATTTCAAGCTTTTGTTTTAATGCATCTTGAAGAGTCTGAGAAAAGTTAATGCCTTCTTCCGCTGCTACATCATTAAGCCATTTTGGAAGAGTGACGGTCTTATTCACGGCTTTACTCTGAATCCTTTCGCGGATGAAATCTGTATTAGCCTGAATTAGAGAAACAAATTCTCCAGTTTCAAGCTGTATAGAGTCTGGTTGTGATGAACGAGGTATTTCGTCGCCGTCCTCTTCCATCAGATAGAGGTGGCCGCCTAAAGCGTCCTTTGCCATGCGCAGGGCTTCTTCCAGATCATCACCTTCTGTGATGCATCCAGGAAGATCAGGGAATGTGACAGTAAAGCCTCCTTCGTCCGGCTCACCAGGACTAAAAACAGCAGGGTAAATGTATTTCATATATATAAACCTCCTTGGGAGAGACAGGGCTTAAATCAGCCCTGCCTGCTCAAAGATACTTTTTGTTGTTCGGCGTTTCAAGCATTTTTTCGGATGGGGTACAGTCACCTTTCCTTTTTTAGTGGGATGAATAAAGTGCCAATGATCGCCTTCGGTGTTTTTATGTATCCAGCCATCCTCTTTTAAGATTTTGATAACCTCTCTCGATGAGTATGCTTTGTTGAGGTTGACCATGTTTACCTCCTTTCTAAATTCATTATAACACATGTTATTGCACGTGTAAATAGAAAATGAAAGTGTTTTTACACATGTAGTAAAAGGGTCATTACTAAGTTCATTCGATGAAACCAACAATAAGATACTGATCAAATAATTGACTTATAAACGTTAATTTAGAGGCAGTTAGAACTATTCGATTTATACCATGTAAACATCTTATATCGAATAAACAAAGACAAGAATTTGGCTTCCCAGAGACGTATTTAAAGGCTTATGAAAACGGAAAAAGTCGTTTTCATAAAAAGGTTACAAAAAAGTTACAACATTCGTTTTGGGGTAACAGCAGGGTAACACCTTAAACCCTTATATATCAGGGGATTAGAGCCTATCAAAAATGTTTGGGGTAACAGTAAAGTAACAGCTAGGTAACAGTGAGCGGATATAAACAAGAATGATAAAGAATGATAAGAATAAATAATATACTCGCAAATTGCATTTTCGAGGGATTTTTTAAAATTTGAAAAGAGATTTAGAAAGAGACATCTGTCTGTTAAATCAAATAGAGTATGAGTCCTTTACCTTAGTCTATTAAATTCAAAATAGAGATACTGAAATGGATAGAGAGATTGAATTAGAGAACAATCAGCTTATGGAATATAGCAAAGGAGTTGGATGAGATGAATAACAAACTCATGTGATATAGCAATGGGAATGAGAATAAACAAAAGGATACGCTCAATAGACGTTCCCTTCTAAACCAGAGAGAGTATAGATGCATAGAAGATAATAAGACGCTCAAGGAGGCAA